TATATATGATGAATGTATTTGATGAAGAAGGTATTAGATTTGATGTACCTAAACTAAAAATTATGGGTGTTGAAGCAGTTAAATCATCTACACCTGAAGTATGCCGTGGTAAAATTAAAGACGCTATTCGTGTAATTATGAATGATAGCGAAGACGCATTGATTAAGTTTGTAACAGAATTTAAAGAAGTATTTAAATCACTATCACCAGAAGAGGTTGCCTTTCCTAGATCATGTAACAACCTTAGCAAATATACTAACTCATCAAACATCTATAACAAAGGTACACCTATTCATGTAAAAGGCGCCTTAATATACAATCATAATATATACAGACACAAACTATCTGCTAAATATCCTATAATAAAAGATGGCGATAAGATTAAATTTTTGATGTTGAAACAACCAAATGTAGTTAAAGATACCGTAATATCTTTTGCTACAAAGATACCATATGAATTTGATTTACACAAGTATGTAGATTACGATACACAATTTGAAAAAACATTTACTGATCCTTTACGATTTATACTTGACTCGATAGGGTGGAAGTTAGAACGTGAGGCAACACTAGAGGCTTTCTTCGGATGATAGAGGGAATGTTACTTCTATACTTTACAGTTTTTGTATTCTTTACATGGGGTCAAAGAATTGCAATGACTCAAATAGATACTAAAATGTTTTTTATTATAATATTGACTATATGGATACTACTAAAAAATATAATGTAATATACGCTGATCCACCATGGACATTTAAGACCTTTTCTAACAAAGGTAAAGATAGAAGTCCTGAAAAACATTATAGCGTTATGACTTTACAAGACATAAAAGATTTGCCTGTAAACAAAATAGCAAATGATGATTCAGTATTATTAATGTGGGTTATTGATCCTTTATTAGATAAAGCATTTGAAGTAATTAATGCTTGGGGTTTCAAGTACAAAACTGTAGCCTTTACATGGGCAAAGACAAATAAAAAATCTGAAGGTTTCTTTACAGGTTTAGGTTACTGGACTAGAGGTAATCCAGAGATGTGTTTACTTGCAACAAAAGGTAAACCTAAAAGACTATCAAAGAGTGTGCCACAATTAGTTGTAGAAAAACGTAGAGAACATAGTCGTAAACCAGATATAATGTACAATCATATAGAGAACTTATTAGAAGGACCCTATATAGAGATGTTTGCTAGACAACAAAGAGATGGTTGGGATCAATACGGAAATGAGGTAAACAAGTGGTAGAATTGACATTAGCAATATTTTATGTTATACTAGCGTTTGGTTTTGTAATATGGTTATTAAGAAAGTGGAATGATGAACTACCTAAATAAATTTGCAGATGAAAACAAATTACCTGTAATGGATCAACAGCAGTTTGAAACCGTTACTAACGATATAGGTAAAGAAAAATTTAGAGAGGACCTTGCAGAATATATTGCAACAAACAGACCAACGTTTCCTCTAAAGGAGATTTCATATGAGGTAATGCGTCAAGCATTTAAATCTTTACAGAAACAAGATGTATGGGAATATGTAAAACCTATAGAACAAGTAGAGAAGAATGTAAAAGAAAAATATGACGATTACAAATATAATTTTAAAGACCATGGTCTAGGTATCATAGACGCACCATCTATATTTAATGATTTAAGTAATTACTTTCATCAACATTTAAGATTGAATTGTAGTAGTTTTGGTTTCAAAGCACCTAAAGATGTATGGGAGAATGGTACAGCAAAAGATATATGGCGTTGTCTAGGTCCTATATGGCGTGGTATCAATGGTATGAAACCTGTAGAAGTAGATGGTAAAACAGAATTAAGAGGTGGTGTTCTCAATGATAAGAGTTACATGTCAGCGTTTAGATTAGGTACGTATATCGCAACACAATTTAAACCTAATGTAGCAAAGACAATCTATCAGATGACAAATGCTAAAAGAGTATTAGATACATCATGTGGTTGGGGCGATAGACTTGCAGGTTTCTTTTCTAGTGACGCTGAAGAATATATCGGTTGTGATCCTAACCCTAATACATATAAACAATATTTAAAACAAGTAGAAACATATAATAGTTTCTTATCCAAACCTAAAAAGGTAACTATCTATAACTGTGGCGCTGAAGATTTGCCATGGGATAAAATTGATAATATAGATTGTGCATTTACAAGTCCACCATACTTCTCTACAGAAAGATATAACGAGGGTGGTGAAAAAGAAGAAAACCAATCATGGCATAAGTTTGATGAATACTCTAAATGGCGTGATGACTTTTATCTGCCTGTTGCTCAAAAGAGTTTTGAAAGATCAAAGCATATGTTTGTAAACATCATGGATCCTAATATAAAAAACAAAAGATATTATAGTAGTGATGAACTTGTTGACAGTTTAAAAGATAACTTTGTAGGTCAGATAGGTATGAGGATTATGCAAAGACCTAAATCAGATAAACTATTTGAAAGTGAAGAAGAAAAAGCAGAATTTATGAATCGTATTTACATTGAGAATGTGTGGTGTTTTTCAAAAGAAAAATTAGATTATTTTAGACATAGTAGAAGAGCAACACTATTTTAAATAAATATGAGTATGGCAATCTCAAAACAATCATACATAGACCTCAAAGAATATTGGGACTATCAAAGATTATTAGAGTATAATAGAGAACTATTAAAAGAACGATTATCAAAAGTAAATGATACCGTCTATGCTCAATTTGGTTACGTTAATACAGACTCTATGTACGACAAGATATGGAACGATATAAGACATGACGATTTAGAAACGCCAGTTGTAGGCTGGGTACCTAAAGATGAGAAATATAGGATTGAAGACGCTTGACAATAACTACAAATACTGATATAATACATACAATTAAGGAGAATATAATATGAGTGATTTTTTAAAAGACATAATAAAAGAAACTGGTAATGAATACGCCACACTAGTAAGTGAGGGTGTAGAAGCAGGTGACGTTGATTCGTTTATTGATACAGGTTCCCTTGCCTTTAATGCTTTACTATCAGGATCAATCTATGGTGGTATGCCATCAAATAAGATTACAGCAATTGCAGGTGAAGCTGCAACAGGTAAAACTTTCTTTGCATTAGGAATAGTAAAAGCATTTTTAGAAAAAAACAAAGACGCAGGTGTGATTTACTTTGAATCAGAAAGTGCGTTAACAAAAGAATTAGTTGAAAGTCGTGGTATAGACAGTAGCAGAATGGTTATTGTACCAGTTGCCACAGTACAAGAGTTTAGACATCAATCAATCAAAGTGATTGACAAATACATAGAACAAGACGAGAAGACTAGAAAACCTTTAATGTTTGTATTAGATAGTTTAGGAATGTTATCTACTACAAAAGAGATGGAAGATACTGCCGAAGGTAAAGAAACTAGAGATATGACTAGATCGCAGATTGTAAAAGCTGCATTTAGAGTATTGACTTTAAAACTTGGCAAAGCAAAAGTACCTATGATTATGACCAATCATACATATGATGTTATTGGTTCAATGTTTCCTCAAAAGGAGATGGGTGGTGGCTCTGGCCTTAAATACGCTGCAAGTAATATCGTATATCTATCTAAACGTAAAGAGAAAGATGGCAAAGAAATCATTGGTAATATTATTCATTGTAAAAATTACAAGTCAAGGTTAACAAAAGAGAATGCTTTGATTGATGTAAGATTAACATACAAAGATGGCCTTGATAAGTACTATGGGTTATTAGAACTTGCTATCAAACACAATATATTTAAATCAGTATCAACAAGAATAGAACTACCTGATGGATCAAAACAATATGCTAAAACTATCAATAATGAACCTGATAAATTCTTTACTAAAGATGTTCTCGCTCAAATTGACGAAGCAGCCAGAAAAGAATTCCTCTATGGCACAGAATAGATACGTCTTTGCTCAGCGTGATGTTGACGATTACAGCTGTATAAAGATTGTAGAAGGCCCTTACAAAGACATCATATACACATATGGTCATGTAAAGTTTGCCTCGGAAGAAAATGCTCAAGGTGAATTGCCTTTAAAGTTTGATTATGATATTAAGAAGAATCCTAATGATGTTGATACAGCAAGTATTGATTTTAGAAATTACATAGGCGATATATTAATAGAGGTAGTAGAAAAACAATTAGAGAATGGTCAAATTAAGTTTCAAAAGTGATTATATATGTACATACAAAAATGTATTAGGTAAAGATCAATGTCAACACCTTATTGATAAGTTTGAAGATTCGCAACATCAACAATCTAAAACTAATTTAAAAGGTCACATGTCATTTACAGAAATTAATCTTAACATGTTTTCAGACTGGAAAGAATATTCAGATATAATCTTTCCTAAATTAAGACAGGTTGTTGACAAATATGTAAAAGATGTTAATATAGACTCATTAAAACAATGGCCAGAAAAGTTTGGCTTTGAACAGATAAGATTTAAGAAGTATGAACCTAACAATGAAGATGAATTCCAAACACATGTAGATGTGACTAACTATAATAGTGCTAGAAGATTTTTAGTTTTTTTTATGTATTTAAATAACAATG